ACGCAGTGTTGTTTAGCTCAACATATCCGTAACGTGTCATAAATGATACGACTGGTTCGAATGTTGCTGGGTCTAGTACAACACCTGAGCTCATTAGCGGGATGTATGGGCAGTAGAATGCCGCTGCATCTGACTCGCTTGAGCCTTTGTAACCAATTAGTACATCGCTGTCGTCTGCTGCGTATGTGTTTACGTAGATCTTCATAGCGTTGTTAAGAGTACCAACAAACTTAGTGTTTGTAGGTGCTTCAAAAGAACCTTCTGTAGTTCTAGCAAACGCAGAAGTTGTTGCAGATTGTAGGATTGTTAGTGCCTGTGGAGACACAACAGCCCAGTTACCTGCGCCACGACGTGTGCGTTGTGCAATTTTGTTTGCTTCTCTGTTGATTAGAACAGCTAGTGCAGCGTGTTCGTCACCAACGAATGTTGCAGTACCACTTACTGCTGTTTGATCGTATGCAGATCCGCTTGGTGCTAGTGCGCCAAGTGATGCAAGAATTTCTTGATCAATTTCAGCGGTAATTTCTTGTGCTAAAGCAGCCATAATTTCTGCTTCAACGTCGATACCGTGTTGTGACTGAGCATCTTGCGCAGATTCAAAAGTCCAACGTGCTGATAGCTTACGTGATTTAGCTTCAACAGTTTGCTTTAAGATCTGGATGCTTAGTCTGTTACCTGCATCACCTTCAAGTGTTGCAGTTGCTCCTGCTTTACCGTTACCAGCTTTAGATGTTGAATCAGCACCTGAATAAGCTTCAGCAATTTTGAATGGGCTTAGTGCCTCTTCGCCTGCTGTGGTATCAGTATTACCTGAACTTGTATCGTTAACTGCATCTGCGTAACGTACTCTTAGTGTGTGGATTTGACCCACTGGACCTGTCATAGGCTGTACACCAACGATCTCGTTTGCGATCACTGTTGGCATTACACGTCTGATAACTGGTAAAATAACTCTGTTTAGAGTTGCAACATTACCGGCAGAAGTAGCTCCAGCTGTAGCAGATTCAGACAAATACTGTCTAGTATTTTCTAAAGTAGCTGCCATCACAGATTTTTTGTTACCTGTTAAGCCTTCTAGTAGAGCACCTTTGGTCTCCTGCCAGCGACTTTCTAGTAGTTCTGACATTTCATTCTCCTTAAAATTATATTCCAGCTAGACGCTTAATGTCAACAACATTTCTGTTGAAATGTTCCGCGTCTGCTTTTGAACTAACGTTAGTTTGCGATTCTTCGCGATTGCCTGTAATTTCTTTGCCTTCTGTGATAACTGCCTTCTTGGCTGGAGTGTTACCGTCAATAACTGCCGGTAGGTACTTGTCAAACGCTGAACGTAGTTTAGCAGTTTGGACAGATTCCAGTAAATCCATCATAATTTCTTTCTGGTCCTTGCTTAATGGGCCAGTAAGCTCGTTTAAAACATCTTTGCGTTCTGCTGCTTCAACTAAACGTTTCTTTTCAGTTGATTGTGCTTCTGCTAGTTGCTTCGCTTTTGATGCAAACGCTTTTGCTTCTGCTAATTGCTTGTCCTTAGCATCAAGAACTTTCATTAGCTTGGCTGTTTCTGACTTCTCATTTAAGTAAGAGCCAGCATATTCAGAAGCAAATGCTTCGAATAGTTTGCGACCAAAGTCATTTCTACGTGCTTCTTCAATATCTTCTTTGAGAGAGCCAATTTCACTCTTAAGAGCTTTATCAACTGTCTCAGATACTGCTTTAGCACTTCTTTCGATAAAGTTAGTTTTAACCTTAGCGAAGTGTTCCTTAGCTTCACGTACTAAACGTACTTTTGTTTCAGCTAAGTCTTTTTTGTCTTCGTGGAACTCTGCAATTTCTTTTGCTAGTGCTTCAACAACAAATTCTTCAAGTTTTCCGAAGTTTTCTGCCATTGCTTTTTGGTCTTCGTGTAGTTCGTTAACTTCTTTTGTTAACTGTTCCATTACGAATCCTTTAAGTAGTTGAGCGTTTTCACGCTGTGCTACTGCATACTTTGCACGGGCTTCTGCTAGTTGCTTACGATCTTCAGCAAATTCAGCAATTTCTTCTGCTAAACGCTCAGATACAAGTGTGTCGATAGCTTCAACCATCGTTGACTTGTCTTGCTCATACTTTTGAGCAAACTCTTCGCGTAGTTCAGCAGTAACTTGTTGGCGATTTTCTTTGATCTTCGCGTCCCAAGCCTCTTGAATTTCGTTGCGCACTTCTTCCGAAACTACATCGTTTTCAAAAAGTGTTTTTAGTGCATCCAACATATTATTTTCTCCTCGTTATTGGAGTTTGTTGATGATATTCACCAACGATTCCTTTAGATACTTTTGTGCCTTTGCGTCTTCTTTTGTTGCCTGTGCTAATTCGTAAGCCTTCATCCCGCCACGAGCATTCATTAAATGTTCGTAGATTGGTGTAGGGTATGCGCCCGGAGCACTAGGTTGTGCTACAACGTCTACCGTAATAATTTCAAAGTCGGAAACTTCATTGCTTCCGTCTTCTGATACATTACCGCTTCCTCTTGAAGAGACACCTAGTTTCACACCGCTTTCAAGCATAGTGCGAACTAGGTTCCCCATTGGTGTTGGTAAAATTTTCAACTTGCCATAACCGTTTGGGCCATCCATCCACATATCTGTGACCATATGACACACACGATCTAAGTTAATGTTAAGTCCTTCTGGATGATCTACTTCACCGAGAACACTATATCCTCCTGCTATTTGATCATTGAGAGTTTTGACAGCCCTACCAATTTCGTTTACAGGATACACACGCTGGTTAGCG